TCTAAAGGAATTGCCACACCAGATCGTGTGGTGGTTCATACTGACTTGTTTAAAAATGAGTCTACATTTGGTAGAGAAGTCTCTACTCGCAGCCACTGAAGCTCTAAGTGGCGCGGTCAAAGAAAGAGTAACTGGTCTTCTCCGGGGACTGGCGGTTGTAGTCGCCTCCCACGGAGCGTCAGCGTGTGTTCTGAACAGCATGCTGACACAGTTCGTCGTGTTCCTTAACGTCGAACAAGAGTCCGTGTTTCTGAAGCGCTCTAAATGGCTTCTCGCCGCACCAATGGCGAAGTTCCTGCGATGCGCAGAACCAGAGACACAGGAACCGATCGCTTACCATGGGGCATGGAAGCGATGGGCCAAATCGCGACTAATCGCCTATAACCGCACGAACGTTCACCTCTGGTTTTCGTTCATGCAGTGCAAGCGATCAGCTGCGCCGTTATCTTCAGGCATCGTCTATGAGACATACCTGAAGCACCGTGCGCAGATGTTGCGACAAGACCCTCTGCAGGGGGAGTCCGGCGACGCGCTCTACGAGCGTATCGTCAAACTTCTGCAGCCGGTTCTCGCCAAGATCAAGGCGGGACTCGCTCGGGTCCTGGACCGCGAGCTTTATTCGCTCGACCACAAAGCGTCCGAGAACGCCTCGTGGGAGTCGGGCCGCAGTTCTGGCGGCCAGGCTGGCACACTTAACAATCGTCTGTACGAGAGTGTGTTTGGGCGTGCAAAGCCGGAGTTTGTACGAGAATCGGACGATCTCGTACGGATCAAATGGACGCCACTCGGGTTCCGCACCGTCACTAAGTCAACGGCGGGTCGGGATCCGGTTCGTGTGACCGTCGGAGGCCTCGCGCAGGGCGCGATCTCCGTCGAGCGCACGGACCTTCAGCTCCGTGAAGAGTGGAGGAATCGCATCAGATCTTGGGCGATTGCGGACGTGGACTCCTATCACGGCCGCCTCCCTGCGATGATCCAAGCCGTACTAGAGCCTCTCAAAGTACGCGTCATCAGCAAGGGGCCCTCGGCTCCATACTACTTTGCCAAGGGACTGCAGAGTGCACTGCACGGTATCATGCGAAAGATGCCGTGCTTTCGTCTCATCGGGAGACCGGTCTGTCCGACCGATCTTTATGACCTTGACCGCGGCGAAAACGCCCGGTTTTGGTTCTCCGGTGACTACGAGGCGTCGACCGACAACCTGTCGGCCCGTCTCGGAAATGGGCTTTTCGCTCAACTCATTGACGAGCTCGATGATCGAGACATCGAAGTGTACAAGGCGGTCCTGGCGCCGCACATGTGCCACTACCCCCCGATTAAAGGCTTCGACGACATCGAACCCGTTCAGCAGGCCAACGGCCAGTTGATGGGCTCAGTGTTGTCTTTCCCAATTCTCTGCCTCGCGAACCTCGGACTGTATCTCGCAACAGTCCTCGAAGACCGGGCAGACCCGACGCCGAAGGAGATCTTCGACGCCTGTGACAAGGTCCTTGTCAATGGCGACGATATTCTGTATCGGTGCTCGGGATCGGAGGCGCTTAGGCACGAAGCGCTCGGTAAAGCAGTCGGTCTTAAGATGTCAGTCGGCAAATCGTACGTTCACGAACGCTACGCAAATGTCAACTCGACTTCGTTCGACTTCATGCTCGGTGAGAAGGTCTTTCAGCGCGGTGGTCCATCGCCGCGTCAGATCGACTTCCTGAACACCGGCCTCTTCTTCGGTCAGCACAAGGTGCTGGGCCGAGTCGGGGTCGATGTCGGGAACGAGGAGGTGGCTCCGCAGCCCCTCTCCGCTGTCATTGACACGCTGCTGCAAGGCGCCGGCCCTCTGGGTCAGCCGCGCCTCCTCGCAGCGTACCTCCGGCAACATGCCGAGGGACTCACGAAGGAGTGTCAAGGACGTAACCTCTTCATCGCCAGATCATTGGGCGGTATGGGTGTTACTCTCCCCGTCGGATTTCGGACGGACTTCACATGGCTTCAGAA